TGAGTGTGCCATGGGAAGCATCCTGGTAGTTATTTCTATAATTTACTTTATCCACTTCTTATTTACTATGGCGGGTTGATATGGCTCTACACATCCACATACACCACAATGACGCAGACTTAGAGGATGAATTAGAGCAACTGGATAATAAGATCCAAGATATGGAAGACAAAGGGTTGACAGTACCAACTTGGATGCGCAATAAACGGGATGAGTTAAGTGTTCGGGTTAATAAGCTAGTTAACGCAAAGGAAAAGTTTGCGGCTATGAAAGCCATCATGGATCCACCCAAGTGAAGCAGCCAAAAGTAGGTAAGCTACAGTTAACGTGGGGATGGTGGTTTGAAAGCTTCTTAGCTCTAGTAATACTGGTACTGATACTGGCTGCTTATCTAGACCAGACCATTACCCCAACTATGCTAGATGAACTTAATCAAGCATCAACTAACTTAGTAACTTTGACTACTACCCCACAGACCCCATCAGTGCGTATCAACATTGAGATAGCAGATACAAAGGAAAAGATGTTGAAAGGATTAGCCGGGCGTGACCATTTAGATCATAGCTCCGGGATGATGTTTGTATTTGATAAGTCAGCCATACAGTGTATGTGGGGCAAAGGGATGAAGTTCCCGGTCACGGTGGCTTACTTAAATGAGCAGAACATCCCAATTGGCTACAGCGATATAGAAGCTGGAGACCTAACACCACATTGTTCACCCGCACCAGTTAAGTACGTATTGGAAGTTAACAAGGGATTATTCGGTAATCATTAAGGAGTGTGTTTATGAAATATAAAATATTGGCAGGTTTAGCAGTGCTCGCAATGCTATGTGGGTTTGGTTACTATACTTTACCTTCATTGGCTGCATTCAATCCAACCGGCCAGACTGTTATGTCAGTCACCACTTCAAGTGCTTCCGCTGCTCTCCCAACCTATGGTCTCAGCACCCCAACAGCCACTACGTTACTCGTGTCTAACGTAGGCTCTAGTTACGCTTATGTCAATCTAGGAACTAGCGCCGTAACTGCATCTTCCGCAGTCGGTTTCGTAGTCCCTGCAAACTCCGTTTCAATCCCCATCGCAATCCGTTCAGCAAGCTACGTAGCAGCGTCAGGAGCCGGGTCAACTACTCTTGTAATTACTACAGGGTACTAACATGATTAAAGACAAATGCCCCAAGAATGAGCATGAAGAAAAGATCACCATATCAGTAGACGTATTCGTACCAGACCACCCAGACCGTACTAACACTCCAATATTTTCCCACTCACGAAAAGTTTTGATATCAGGTAATCCAAACGCCGCATGTGAAGTAAATAATGGGGAGTGTGAGGGTGGTCTTGAACTGCATCATGACTGGGTAGAGTGGTGTGATAGTGATGGGGTTGACTGGGAGAAGGTAAAAGCAGCCGTGCCAGACTTTAACTGGGATGGCTTCAACCCAGATGCCCCTGAAACATTTATAGACTCGGTATTCAATGCAAAACGAGTCCTATGCAAGAAGCACCACACTGGGAAGGATCACGGGATTCATTACCTACCTTATCCAATATGGCAGATGCAGAAATTTAAGCGTAATGACTTCGTCTTCAGCCCCGATGAAGAAAGCAGTAAGTAGTAGTTTTTATTAACCGTAAGAAAGGAGTTACCATGAAGCAAATGTTTCGCAGTATTGTCTTTCTAGCCTTGGCAGCAGTGGCTATGTCGGGGTATGCGCAAGTTTATCCGTATACCACACCAGTCTATCAACCTAACGCTATTGCCCCATCCGTCACCATCACGGCCAGCACCAGCAGTGTAGTGCCTATTGTGTTTCAAGCGAATAACTTGGCCACAGTGGCAGTTCGCGTGACGGGCACTTGTCAGAGTCTTACCGCAGCGGTTCAAGGCACCAATGATGGAGTAAATTGGACTACTCTAAATAATCACACAGTAGGCACTGGTACGGCTGGGTTCGGTACTGCAATCTCGTCTGTTACTGCTGCATCTTTTATTCGTAACAGCGCAGCAGGTCTGACTCAAGAGCGGATTAACGTAACAAACTTTGCGGCGTCCGGTACCGGCTGCACTTTTACCATGACTGGTTCCGAGGCGGGCGCGGGTGGATTGGAGTAAGCCATGCCTGAAGGGATCATTAAACGGCAGTTCTACGTAACAGAGAAGATCGGCCCAAAGCAGAGTCTGACTCCTGAGGGCTTCCTACTCTGTGAAGAAGTCCCAGTAGGGCGCACCGGGTTAATGATATATGGTCCCGGTGAAGTCCCGATTGAGCCAAACAAGGACGGCATTATCAAGATACAGCGGAGTGCGGAAGAAACTTTCAATCCTAAAACATTGGCAAGTATCAATGGTAAGCCGATGGTGGATGACCACCCGCCAGATGACGTGACTCCGGAAACATGGAATACCTTGGCGGTAGGGGTGGCTCTTAGTCCTCGGCGCGGAGTAGGCTCCACGGATGATCTACTCCTGTGTGACTTACTTGTTACTAACGCAGCAGCCATCAAAGCAGTGCAAGATGGCAAGCGTGAGATAAGTCTTGGCTATGACGCCACCTACGTCCCGACCGGTCTTGGTGAAGGCTACCAAAAAGACATAATCGTTAATCATATTGCGCTAGTCGAAAGTGGTCGCTGCGGCCTGCGTTGTGCAATCGGCGACCAACAAACCAATATAGAAGGAAAGGAGCAACAGATGACTAATCGTGTAAAAGTACAACCTGCTGTACGGCGTAAGCTGATTCAAGCTGCGTTCGCTACGCAGGACAAGAAGGCCTTGGATGAGGCGATGGACATGCCGGTAACAGATGAGAATGAGGAAGAGGTACCAAAGGATACTAAAGATGAATCCGGTGATACCCATATCCACGTTCATACCGGTGGTGATCCTACTACTACCGCTGCCGGGTCTGGTGGTGAAACTCATGATGACAGTATAGGCTCAGACGAGTTCCAAGCCCACGTATCCAAGAATGACGCAGACCATAAAGAGTTCCGGGACGCTATTGCTGATCTTAACTCCAGAATGGCCGCTATGTCTGGAAGCACTCCTGCTAATCCTGCCCCGGCTGCTGACGCGGCTGAGGAGGAAGAGATGCAGGAAGCCGTCAAGGATGAGTTTCCAGATGATAAAAAAGAGGAAGCAGGCAAAGCCCGTGACTCTGTCTATCTTGGGGATTCATTTACATCGACTATGGCTCTGGCTGAAATCTTGGTACCGGGTATCTCACTACCAACGTTTGATCGTGCGGCTAAACCAGTAGTAACCACTAAGGCTATCTGCGCACTACGTAAGAAGGCCTTGGATCTGGCTTACCATCAACCAGCTACCCGTGACATTGTTGAAGAACTGCTCAGTGGTAAACCAATATCCTGCTTGAATGATATGACTTGTATGCCAGTGAAGAATATTTTTAATGCTGCTGCTGCCATCCGTCGTCGTAGTAATAACGATAGTGGTAAACAGACCAGCGTTGTAAATACCAACAGCGCACAAGGTAACCATATCCAGTCAGTGGCTGATCTTAATGCCAAGAACAAGGCTTACTGGAAAGCTCGTAGTTAACAAATTTTTAATTGATATAAGGAGACGTAAGATGAAGAAATTTAAGTTTTTGTTTACTGCGTTGGTTGAATTGATGATGGTGGTTGCAAATGCAATCAGGTCACTTTTCACTAACCAAACTCGAGTACCCGAAGCCATTGGTCCTACTCGCCGTATGCGATTCTGCGATACGGTTAATGGAGTAGCATTCCAGTTTCGTATGGGTGCAGGCTTCCCCGGTGATGTAAACCGCAGTCACCCGGCCAGCATTGAACCCATGCTGGTAGACGCTACTTCCCCAGTAACTGCGTATGGTAACGTAGGTATTCTTGATGCTACCACGCAGGGTCTGCGAGCTATTGCTGCCGGTGACCAAAGCAATACAGTCCTGCTGACTCCATATGCTGCGTTGGTGCGTCCTTATCCGTATCAGCCTGCTTCTGCCAGTAATTTTGGTGCGGCTACGTTGGGTGCGGCAGTTCCTCCTATTACAGGGGTGATAGATGGTCTGCGCTCTGGCTATATCATGGCTCAACTTAACTCAGGTGCAGGTGCTGCGGTTAAAGGTCAGCCAGTATTCGTATGGGCAGCCGCTACGGTAGCGGGGCATCTGATCGGTGGTTACGAGACGGCTTACTCTGCGGGGAATACGGTTCAGTTAGATGCTCGCTTCACCTATAACGGTGGGGCTGACTCAACTGGCGTAACAGAAATCTCATTCAACGCCTAATACTGATTAATTTAAGAAAGGAGCAACACATGAAAATGGAAAAAGTACCTGAACAAATCAGTGGTGGTAGTCGTATGCGATTTACTGACCACATGACCTTTGATAGCCCGTCCCGCACTATTGATGCCAAAGGTAATGCAGCCGGAGTTGGCCTCGGAGGTTCTTTCAAGACTTACGATGGCCGCACCGTGGACTCTACTGGGGCATTCTTGGTGGGTGAACTGGAACGTCTCGATATGACTCTGCATGAGCCATTGGTAGATGTTAGCTGGTCTCGTGACATTGATCTGCGCGAAGACGTAACGATTGCTGATGAAGTATCCAGCTTTACTAACTCAACCTTTGCATCACAAGGTGGTCTAGGAGCAGGTAATAGCATCGGTAATGGTAAAGCTTGGATCGGTAAGGCTACGGATCAAGTAACCGGCGTTGGTGTTGACATCAGCAAGACTCCCCACCCATTGATTCCTTGGGGCGTGGAACTGAAGTACACGATCCTGGAACTGGAATCTGCTGCCAAGCTTGGCCGTCCTGTTGATCAGCAAAAGTTTGAAGCCATGCAACTCAAGCACCAGATGGACATTGATGAAATGGTGTACATCGGAGATACGAGCCAAGGTCAGACTGGGTTGACTAATGATTCTACCGTTGTACCAACCAATGTAGTAGCGGGTGCTTCTGGGTCTGCTTTGTGGTCTAAAAAGACGGCGGATGAAATTCTTGCTGACGTAAATAGCTGGCTAACCACGGTATGGGCTAACAGCGCATGGGCAGTAATGCCAACCACTCTGTTGATACCCCCTGCCCAGTTTGGTTACATCAGTACTGCTAAAGTATCGCTGGCAGGTAATGAATCCATCCTGAGCTATATCCAACGCAACAGTATCCTTACCACAACTGGTAAAGGCAAGCTGGATATCTTCCCGTTGAAGTGGCTGATCGGTGGTGGCGTAGGTGGCACTCTTGGTACAGTCGGAGTTGACCGTGCCATGGTATACACCAAGGACAAGAAGCGCGTCCGCTATCCAATGACATTGCTGCAACGGACTCCGATTCAATTTGATAGTATCTATCACAAGACAACTTATTTCTGCCGTCTCGGTTGTATTGAAGTGGTTTACACAGCTTGCATCGGTTATTTTGACGGACTGTAAATTTTGTAATTTGAAAGGAGAGTGATTCGTTATGGTTCAAGATAAAAAGAAAACTTCCGCACCTGAAGCTACTACCCGCCGTAAAGTGGTAACCGAGAATGCCCCATCTGAGTTGCCGGGTGGAGCAATCATTCCAGATCATAATGCGCCAATACCGCAGGATGATCTGGTTACCGTTACTGTCCAGAAAGCATTTGTCCTGACCTTGGATACCCACCAGAAAGTCCCGTATGGTTCCGGTATCCAAGAGATGCCTAGGGAACATGCGGATCACTGGTGGGCAGTAGCAAACGGCGTTCAGCAGTACAAAGCCAAGAAGTAACGAGAGGGGGTCACCATGCCTCTAACCCAGAAAACACCAATGGAACTTAAACACTCCATTGGTGCTAGTAACAAATGCAGTAATACTTTAGGAGGGGTCAGCCATGACTGTCACAGCAGCTAGCTTCGTAACTGATTACCCGGAGTTTAGTGACCCTACTAAGTATCCAACATCAGCAATTAACTACTGGCTTAATCTGTCAGTACTCCTATTTAATGCCCCACGTTGGTTTGATTTGCTCGACGTTGGGACTGAGTTGTTTATAGCCCACAACCTAGCATTGGAAGTCCGTGCTCAGGCAGACGCAGCCAATGGAGCACCTCCAGGAATGATTACCGGAGTGATTAACTCCAAGTCGGTAGATAAAGTATCCATAGGTTATGACACAGCAGGTGGGATAGAAGCTGGTGCTGGCCACTGGAACTTAACTATATATGGAACCCGCCTCATCAAGCTTATTAAAATGGTTGGAGCTGGTCCAGTGCAAGTTGGTATTGGTTGTACTCCTATGTATAGTGGGAGTGCTTGGTCAGGCCCAGACTGTATGCCGGGGTTCAGTAACTTTGGTAATTAGGAGTTTAATGATGGCACACATACACAGGGGTAGATAATTATGGCAATTCATATTCACGTTCATCGCAGTACGAAGGATTCGTCCGTGACTCATTACAATGAAACACTAAGAGAATCACTGGCCAGAGAAGTTCTTAAAATGGCCAGAGAGGTGGGCGACTCTAATGTCGCAGCTATGGCTAATCGCTGCATTGCGGCATGGCGGCTAGGGAAGAAGGCTGACGAGAACGACTGGAAGACGGTCAAGTTCTTTTACGAAGAAGCCCGCTAATTCGAGTGAAAAACGCCGTAACCAAGATCAGGGATAACCTACCTAAACTCATGCTAGCTTTTGCAACTATTACCAAGCATGAATTATTAGTTGGGGTGCCAGCAGATAGTACTGCTCGTGATGCTGGATCAATGAATAATGCCACGCTTGCTTACATCCACGACAACGGGGCACCTGAAGCCAACATTCCGGCCAGACCATTCATGCGTCCGGGTATTAAGAAGGTGGAGCGTGATATAACCTTGCAGTTTAAGACTGCTGCATCCAAAGCCATGCAAGGGGAGGATGCAGTCCTTAGGTATATGCATAGAGCTGGTTTAATCGCGCAAAATTCAATTAGAAACACAATTAATGAGGGGATACCGCCACCCTTGGCTGAAAGCACGCTAAGGGGTCGCGCAAGGCGCAATATGAAGGGTTCAAAAGCAGAGCTGGCTAGCCGGGCTGCTGGTAATGCACCATCTATAGATACCACAACCCCATTAGTTGTTACCGGTGGGCTGCGAAACTCAATTACGTACGTTGTCAGGGAGAAAAAGTAAATGGCCTTCTTGGATATAAGTGAGGTTCTGTTGGATCCTGACTTTACCGATAACTTCGTGGTAACTCGCAGGTTGGAAGTGGTTGGCACTAATGGCCGGTCTAACGTGACTCAGTTCACCAAGCCAACTTTTGGAGTAGTGACCGCTGCCGGGCGTAATGAGCTTGAGCGCGTACCGGATGCCGATACCTACAAACGCATCATCGTGATTGTGACTAAGTTTCCGTTGCAGGGTGAAGTAACTCTCGGTAACGGCATCACATATAAACCAGACCTAGTAGTTTGGCGCGGTAATAATTATTTGGTAAAAGAATGTGATCTATACCCGCAGTTTGGAGCGGGCTTCGTGCAGGCTATTTGCACCAGCGAAGACATTATAGACACCTCAGTGTTCCCATACGGTGGGATGCTATTTAATCAGAAGTCAAATTCATCTTACCTAGGAGCAGTGTAATGTTACTCAACATAGTAGATGGTACGGGTCTCCCTCAGAGAATTATAGTAGAGGGGCAGGAAACGGTAATCGACCAGTCAGGTATTATTGTGGCTACTGGCGTGGCTCAGGTATTGGCTGCTGCTAATGCTAATCGTAGTGGTATCATCTTGCAGAATGATGGCTCCCACAATATGGAAATAAATGATCTTGCTGCGGCTGCTAGTCCAACCGTGACTGATAATGGATCATTCGTAGTCACTCCCGGATCCTACTGGCCACCAGCAGGGTATCCAGTAAGTACTGGAGCAATCAGCGTCAGCGGGACTACCGGTGACACTTACACATGCAGGACTTGGTAAGGAGTAGATCATGGGAAAAACAATTCATATACACCTAGACAGAATCGCAACTAAAGATAACCAGAAACCCTACGTTTCCAGCACAAAAGAAGCTTGGGAAGTTCTAGGCAACAAAGGACAGACGGTTAAGACATACCCAAAGACCGATAAAGGAATACAAGATGCGCAAAAGTACCTAAAGGACAACTTTGAGACATTAACTAAGGACTCTGCGGAAGATAAAGCAAAGGTTCAAAACTTGATTGAAGAAGCCATCCGGTTCCAGCAAAAGTTGAGGTCTTGTATGACTTCAAGTAATGGCCGCTATGTTAGGGAAGCAATCGACTCAATGACTCCAGTTATCTCTGCGCTTAAAGAAGCAAAAGGGGATAGTTAAAAGGAACCTAAATGGCAAATGATTCTAGTACTGGTGGGTTCCTCCCACCTAACCCTAGTCCTGCCCCATTACAAGATGCTGCGTTAGCTGACTTCTTCCAAGGCTTGGTGGTTGGTATCACTGGGATGGAAGCTTCTCTTGTGCGCCCACGGTGGCAGCCAGAACCCCCGGATATGCCCGTAGGTGACTGGGCGGCTATCGGGATTATGTCGCGGGAGTCAGATACTTTCGCTTATGAGTCTTGGGTCGGGACTGATGCTAACGGGATGGCTCAGTTACAACGGCATGAAGTACTAAAACTCCAAGTATCATTTTATGGTCCTAATGCAGATGATAACTGCGGGCTATTTAAAGATGGGTTACAGGTATCCCAGAACAGGGAAGTCCTACAGATAAACAATATGGGGCTGGTAGAGACCCAAGATGCGACCGCCGTACCCACTATCATCAAGGAGAAATGGGTGTATCGAGTAGACCTTAACTTCAGTATCAAGCGTCAGATCATACGCACGTACCCAGTATTCGCATTACAGTACTCTTTAATCGAACTCATAGAAGACGTACCACCGGTAATCATAGAGTTTATGGTAGGGGCTGGCTACATGCTGGATAAGAATTTTGAATTAAACAATGCAAACCTACTAACACCCGGACAGGTTTTAGATGTTAACGTAGTACTCGGTGAAACGACAATTTAACAAGGAGAAGCAGTATGAATACAAGCTCGTTACCAATTAGCCGGTTAATAAATGTATCGGTTAACCTGACGCCATTACCGGCGCAGATGCAGAACTTGAATAACCTGCTGATCCTAGGTAATTCAAATGTTATAGATGTAGTATCACGTCAACGTCAATACATTACCATTGGTGGAGTAGCAGCAGACTTCGGCACTACTTCTCCTGAGTATTTGGCCGCAGTGTTATGGTTTGAGCAAAGCCCACAGCCAATTAACTTAACTATTGGTCGATGGGCACAAACAGCAACTGCCGCGCAACTCTATGGGGCTCCCTTGGCTGCATCTGCACAAGCTCTGCCAATATGGCAAGCTGTAGCTACTCCTGGATTTAACATGACGGTAGATGGGGTGCCACTGGCTATTGCCCCAACTAGTTTCGCAGGGATTACTAATCTTAATGGCGTGGCTAACCTAGTCCAGACAGCTTTGAATGCGGCTAACCCGTCTCAGTTTAATGTTGCTACTCTGACAACAACTCAAGTGGCTGCGTTAACCACGGCTCAGATACCAGCATTGTCTAATGGGATCATACAAGCTCTTAATACTGCGGATATAGCCAAGCTAACTACCGTACAGGTTGGAGCATTGACCACGGTTCAGATTGGAGCCCTTACCACTACAAATATAGCGGCACTCACTACGGCGCAAGTATCAGCATTGAGTGTTCCGCAGGTTGCAGCTTTAAATGCTAGGGAAGCTCTCGGAACTCTGGCCATGACCTGCACTTGGAATTCAGTCTACAACCAGTTTGTTATTACGGATGCGATAACCGGATTAAGCTCAACAGTAAGTGTTTTGAATGCCCCAACTGCTACGGGTAACTACAGTTTCGGGATAGTTCAACCAACTGCTAATGATACCGTGACTATTGGTGGCACCGCGATTACCTTTGTGGCTGGCGTGCCAGTCGGTAATCAATCCCAGATAGGAGCAACCGTAGCCGCTACTATAATTAATCTGGCTCAAGTCATAGCTGCATCAACTGATATTAATCTTATCAAGTTTACCCCGTATGCAGGGACCAACAATTTGTATCTTGCTGCGGTCACTCCCGGAGCTGGTGGTAATGCCCTGACAATAACCTCTGCCGGAACCTCACCACCAACTGCATCCGGGGCTACATTATCAGGTGGTGCTACTACGGATATCAGTTCCTTACTCGGTGGTCAAACTTCCAATTCAGGATCATACGTTGCTAACGGGATTAATGCGGAGTCCGCAGCTAACGTAGTTTATTTGTTTGATAATATGTTTGGGCAGAGTTGGTACGGGTTAAATATGCCGACTGCGGTAGATGCTGACCATCTCAATGTGGCAGCTTATATTGAGGCCGCGAGTAATAAGCACTACTACGGGGTGACGACTCAAGAAGCCGCCATACTGAATAGTGGGGACACTACCAATATCGTGTACCAATTGAAGCAGCTTGGGTATAACCGTACCGGGGTTCAATTCTCTAGCAGTAACCCTGCTGCAATGGTATCTGCTCTATCTCGTATACTCACCACCAACTATAACGCTAACAATACGGTGATTACGTTAA